GAGCCGACATAGACGACCCCATCGACCACGGTTGGGGAAGAGTAGATATTATTGCTCGCTCCGTTGAACGACCAGACTCTTGAAGTAGACTCTTTGAATTTAATTTCAGATGCGTTAGATACTTCCACTCTGTTTGCAAGTATATGACCCACATCTGTAATATCGTTACCCTGTGCATCTAACGTTCCGCCGAGTTTTGACCCGACGAGTTCTATTGCTTTTTGCAACATTTTTTATTGTACCTCGTTAACTTTGACCTTGTATGTCACATTACTACCGGGGTCGGTATCCCAGTTACCTGTAATATGAAGGTCAACGTGACCGTTCGTTTCGTCCCAAGAATACGCCGTATCAAAGTTCGCACCGAAATTCGCGGCAGGATGCGTGGAATCGGGGTCAGGATAGATGTCAGGCTCTTTGAGATACTGCACTTGGTCAGTAGTAACTCCGTTGAGAGTTGTATCTATACCGGGCGTTGCACCAGTTGAAAGGGTAATTGTAGTAGTCATGACTTCTTTCAGACCACCACTACCACCGCCTTCGGAGATATTGTTAAGTCCCATTAGTCGTCAACCTCCATGCCGAACGAGTAGAAGTCAGCCGGGCCGCCGCTGGTATTCACAATACGGATTCGAACGTTATTACTCTGCGAAACAACCAGTTGGTTTTTCTGAGAGTGCCACACGTCAGTAGTAGAGTCGATAAGGACGCTGATTTCCCAAGTCCCATCACCGTCAATATCAACTTCGCGGTAGACTTTTGCGGCATCGCTTCCGCCAAGTTCGAATACCTCAGCCGCGCCAGTATCAGCACTCGAACCGTCTATAATGAAGTCGCCATCGTCAGCGACACCTGTTGCATCTGCTTCGAACGAGTCGTTGATTGCCATTGTTTAGAAGTTTCTCCGTATCTGCGCTTGATGCTCCGAGTCGGGGGTCAATGCACTTTCATCAAGGTCGAGTGTTGTACTACCACCGAGAGCAAAAGTACCTCCACCGTTCAACCCATCACCAGCGATTATTTCTACTTTATCGTTCTGAAGACGACTTTGCGGAATATAACTGTTTGAATAGTCCCAAACAACATTTCCGTTGCTATCAACAAGGTCGGTGAAACCAGAGATAGGATAGTTTTCTATATCCAGCGCCCCGGTCATCTTATCGCCGTCGCGGAACATGATGTCCCGCCACCCCCCCTTATCGGCGTCCCACAGTTCCAGACGTTCGTTGCCTTGGTCGTGGTAGAGATGCGATGCTTCCGGGGAACCGGGTTCACCACCAGTTCCGCCGTAGTCAGTTTCGAACCGACTGTTTGTGAGCGGAATCAGATGGTCTTTGATGTCGCTGACGATGTGGGTCGTCAGAAAGTTGTCCCACTCGTCAACGGGCTGTTCGCCCTCGACGTAGTTGTAGCCGTCAGGGTATTCCGACCCTCCGGCTCCCCACGTCTTGAGATTCGTTGTGTAACTTGCCATGAGTTATTCGATAAGGCCCGCGTAAGTGCCGCCGTTGTCTTTCGGCTCGCTATTGCTGTCGAGGCCGTCGTAGCCTTTACTAACGTCTTGGGTTGCGTTTTCGTAGTCGTCAGGTGTGATATACGTGAAGGTTCCTCGGCGAAGTGCCGTGAGGTTGAAACCAGCCGCAATCAGATTCTCTGCAATCTCTACGAACTCGTCGTTGGTGATGTCCAAAGAATCGAGAGCCTTCCCCGGAACATATAACTGTATTCTTCCGTGGTCTTGTTTGAAGTAACTGATTTCTTGAACAGAAACGTTGAGTAGTGTCGCAACGTTATTGATTAGTTCTCTAACACTACCCTCGTTAGTGACATTTTGAAACTCAGCCACAATACGAGTCCGGTATTTTTCCTTGCCCTCTTTTTGCTTGGAGGGAAGGCTGACGAGTCTTGCTAATTCTTCGAGTTGGGCGACCGTATTCGCTTCCTGTGGAGTCGTCGCTTCATCGACTGCTTGGATGTCACCATCCAGCCGGTCGATTGCATGGCCGACAGTATCGAGAAGTTTGAAGTTCCCGGTAGACTCGTCGGTAGGCATCCAGCCGGGAAGACGCCGGAGGATGTAACTACCAGAGTCAGACTTCTCGGATTCTTTGATTTCTGCTCCCATCAGTCAGTTACTTTGGCGTCGTCTCGAAAGTTATTGAACTGTCAATACCATCAGACGTTGCGACTTCGTTGTCAGAGATAGCAATATTCGAAGTCCCGTCCGGGTCGCTGTGGGTGTCAACCGTGAGGTTCGACACGTCGTACACACCTTCCACGTCCCGAATCTGGTACGCTATCTCGCCGAAGATGATGTCGTCTCCAGCCCCGAGTCCCTGCGACTCGTTGCCTGTCGTGAAGATGCCGCCGATGTGGTCGATGATGGAGTCCCGCACCGCGTCTTTGCCATCGAAACTGTCTGCGACCGTGAGGTCTGCATCCACGTAAATCTGGATGGGCGTCGGTCGAGAGAACTCGATAGAGAAAGTCTGCCCGTTATCGAGTGTAGACGGAGCAGAGTCTTCAGTTCCGTTCACACCACCGAAGGAAGTATCGCCTGCCGCCATCGTCTCGAAGATAGCATCGGCGATGTCTTCGGAGTCACCACCTTCCGCTACGACTTCGAAGCCGTCGGTCGTCTCGTTGTCGTCAACGTTGATTTTGAAGATGCTGACCGAGGTGACGCCTTCAACCGAACTGACCGAACCGAAAAGGGCTGGGACAGAAGCCCGCGACCCTTCCGACAGTTCGATTTTGGCTCGTTGACGAAGTTCGTCGTCGTTCTCTTCCCGGTTCCCACCATCGACTTCGTTCTTGTTAGTGACGAACTCGATGCCTGTCGGCGGGTCGGGGAGAACTTGAATCGTGTTCGGTGCGGTGTTCGAATCGGGACCGCTTCTGACAGCCTCGATGGGAGCATCCACAGCGGTCGTCGTGAAGTAGTCCCAGTATTTTGCACCGTTCGAGTCTCCGCTACGGAAGCCAATACCACCAGTAGTGTGGGTGGTATCGTTTCCAGAGATGTTTGCGAACTGGTCGTCGTTGCCGTCGAGGAAGTAGAGATTGAAGTCTCCACTCCTCGCCCACTCGACTTTGACTTTCAGCCGTTCGTTCTTCGGAACCGTGACGCCTGTGTCTTCTGCGACGACCGTGGTCGCCCCACCTTCCAACATCTCCAGAGCGACACGCCCGCTGTTCTGGTCAACGACAACTTGATACTTGTTGTCGTCGTCGCGGTGGGCGAACTCCGTGATGGAGATGGCGTTGTTCTCTACCTGCGTGTAGAACCGGAAGTCAGTACCATGCTTGATGGTCCAGTTCTTGTTGTAGACCCGAACGTCGTTCGTAGCACCACACTTTAGGGACTCAGAGCCTTCGAGAACAACGGTAGACTGAACATCGAAGTTTGTCTTGTCACCATCATATTCGATGATGTCGCCATCGCTGAAGTTATCGTACAGCCGGAGGGTGGCCGATTCAGTCGTCTCGTACTGAGTAGGTTGAGCGCCGTCAGTCTGGACGGTGGTTCCCTTACTCGCAATGTAAGTAGACTCGGCGGGAGTGTCACGGCTGAAAGTGACATACCCACTCGCAGGACCGGCCTTATCGCGGCTGACACCGATAAGGGCGCAGAGGAGGTCCAGCGCAGTTCCGGTAGCGTACTCGATTTGGGTGGAGTCGAGAACCAGCCCGATGTCGGTCTGAGCCTCGGCCAGCCGTTCAGCGATGGGGCGGTAGAACCGCCGAATCACGTTCAGCGAGGTGTCGTTCAGTTCCTCGTCCCAGTAGTCCTTCGCGTCAGCCACCATCGCGTCGAGGATGGCTTCGGCTGTCTTTTCCTCCAGTCGTCCGTCGTTAATTGCCATTGGTTAGTTAACTACTTGTCACTTCAGTATCGAGGAGATTGATTTCGCCAGACGAATAGGCGATTTCTACCTGATAGGTGTCGGGTTGTTTCTCTTTCTCGGTGACGACAATCCGGCTGATTGCGTCGAGTTTGTCGTGTTCCCGCGCCACTCGGGAAACCTGAAGGGTAATTTTCTCCTTGATGTTCTCTCCCTTCTTCAGGCCGGGGAGAGTTTCGTGCATGAACTCAGTCAGCGCAACGCTGACGGATTGCTCGAAAGCATCCCGACCCTCGACGGTGGCGAGGTCGTTTCGGTCGTCAAGATGGACCGAGAAGTTACTGTTTAGTGAAAGGTCTTGCATCGTAAGTTCGGTGAGCCGCGTCGGTTACTGCTTTGTACCGTTTATGAAAACGTCGCCAGAAGCGTCGAGATGGAGATTGTAGTCGCCGTTCTGCTTTTCTTCGAAGTAAACGCGAGTGTCGTCATCGAGTTGAATCACCAACTCTCCCTCTTGCAGGTCGTTGGGTGTTCCGTCTTCCCGACTGATGACGTTAGAGATGAAGCGAGTTCCGTCATCGAGTTTTTCCATCGTGACGGTTTCGCCTTGTTTTGGAACTTGGATGAAGCCAGAGTGGGGCTTCAAGAGAGGGACAGCGCGGTATTCTGTATCCATCCGAATCGCCCGGACGTTACAGTACACCACGCCGTCTTCGTAGTTCGTCGTCGTGACTTTCCCGTGTTCCATGTTAGATTCCTTCCAGCCAGTCGCCGTCGTTCAGAGAGCCGTCGTCGGCTATCTCGCTGTCGTCAACCCACTCTCCCGCGACGGGGTTGAAGTAGGTCATGTACGTCTCCATGCCAACGTCGGGATATATCCCCAAGTCGGCGTGGACCTGCCACTCGCCCGCTCTCGTGACGCTGTGTTCGACCTCTCTGACGAGGTAGGCTTCGTTGTTGACGAAACCGCCACACACCTCGTCCGGGTTATCGGGGCTATCCCCGACGACGCCAGACGTGGCTGTGGGGTCATCGAAGTATTGGTCTTGCGGGACAATCTGAAGCAGGTCGCCCGTTTCGAGGTCAATCGGATTGCTGACCTCAGTTCCAGAGAGTTCCGGGTCGATTTCGACCGTTCCGGGGTTCTGTTGCTTCATCCGCTCTCCGAGAGCGAGACGGGCGACGTGGGGAAGTGCGTCTTTCTTTGCCTTCGTAGACTTGACTGTAAACGTGCTTCCGTAGTTGATGTCAGTCCGTTTGGCAACGCCAACGGCCTTCACGTCGTTGGTTCCACCCTTGTCGAACCAGTCGAGCGGGTTCAGTTCCAGACCCGGTTCGTCTTCCCACGCACCGAAGACCAGAACCTTGCGAATCGGTTCTCGACCGTGACTGATGTTTGGGTCTTTGTAGCGCCAGACTCTTTCGTCACTTGCCGCCGCGACGTGGCGAATCTGGTTAGCCTCGGGAAGGCCGACAACCAGCACACCGTCGCGGTTGACCCAAGACTTCAGCCGGAACTTTTTGTTGAGACGCCGGATACCCTTTTCGGGGCTGATGTTGTCGAAGTCAATCGCGTAGTTTGACTCAACAACCTTTTTCGTCTCGTCATCTTCTGCTTGTTGTCTCTGATACCGGCCCGCTCGACCGCTTACCTCTTGCTGGCCGTAGAGGGTTCGGACTTGGCTGTCAGGGACAGTAAAATGAACCTCGTCAACCAGACGATTTGAAGCGGCCTCGACTACTTCGGTGTAGATGTCTTCGAGACTAACGCGGTCCCGTTGCATATCAATAACACCGTCAGCGAGTGCCTTGTGTAGGTCGTGGAGTTGGAGGTGAGTTTCCTCGCTACCGTAGTCAACCCAGTCGGGTCGGAAAACCAACGGCTGTATCGGCTCGCCGTTGTAGCAAACGTCAGCGCCGAGAAGTCCGTACATCGCCCCGCCTTCGTAGCGAGTGTGGGGCTTCATCTCTTCGCCGACTTCCCAGTCGAGAGTTGCCCGACAGAAGTCGTACTCGTTTCGGGACATCTTCAGACTCATCTCGATTGGACGAACCTCGAACGGGTCGCCGTCGTTGACATCCCGAAACTTAATCGTCCAATCGTGGTCACAAGACATGAGTCAGTTGCCCTCGGGGTCTTCCTGCATGATAGCGGTCACAATGTCGTTGCTCCCGGTATCGTGTTCGTCGCGGCCCGTCGAAACGAGGTCAAGCGTGAACTTGAACATCCATTGGCGGTTGTGTGGGTCCCAGCCGGTCTGGTTCCCGAGTTCCCCTTGCTTGATGAAGCACTCCATACCACCGCTGGGTGTCAGCGGGGAGAGAAGGTCTACTTCTCCTTCGTGGTCGAGAAGAGCCTGAAACAGGTTGATTTCTCCCTGAAGGAGAACTCCGGTAACGTGGAACTCTCGGTTCTTGATGGCCTTGATGGAGACAGACTCTCCACCACAGTTACCACCATAGCGAGATAGTTCCTTCTTCTTCATCTGCGTGAAGTCTTCGGGGTAGAACTCTGGCGTGAAACTCCAAGATGGACCAGTCGGGTTGAGTTCGAATCCAAGTCTTTCGTTAGGATTCGAAGAGATGTAGTCAACTTCAGACTGTGGTTCGCCGGGAGTGTATCCTGAGTCAGTTAGTGAAGGCATTAGTTCTCTTCAGGTGGGGTGTCCGAACTCTCTGAACTGGTCTGTACGTCGGGAAGGCTCTGAGCGTCGTTCGTCTCGTTGACTCGCGTCACCGTGTCTTCCATCGCCTTCTGCGAGGCGTAGTCGTCTCCGCCGCCGTTGTTGATTTCGTAGGAGCGGTTGTCGTTGTAGACGGTCGTACCGCCGCCACCGCCCATGCCGCTACCGCCCATGCCGCCACCGTTTCTCCCACGACTATCCATTTGGTCCATTGCATACGCACCAGCACCGATTGCGCCAATAGCAAAAGCGCCAAGAGTCAGAGCAGATAAGGTGGCAATGAGGGCTTGGCTTGCGAAGACTGCGCTCCACAAAGAAGTAATTAGCCCCCATATCTTTCCGACGAGGAACGCAATTCCACCAGCAATTCCGCTAATGATTCCTCCACTTCCGAAACTGGCAAGAGCGCCAAGCGCCGCGTAGAGAGCCGCAGTCAACTTCCACGTAGTGAATATTAACACACCGAAAGTGGTAATTGCTACGAGTAGACCGACCACGAATTTGTTGTTCAGGAATCCAGACATCCATGCGATAACCTGAATCAAAGGCCTGAACGCCGCAATGATTCTGGAGAGAACCATTGACAGATTGAAGCCAATCTTGACGAGCGAAATCAAGGCCGCGCCGAGGTCAAGAATCAACTGTTGGTTCTTGTCGGCGCTCTGGATAAGCCACTCGAAGAAATCCAACAGACCAGCACCGATAAGGCCGCCGAAGCGCGTTGTCAGTTGGCTGATTGCCTGCTCATTTTCGTTGATGATGGCAACAGCCTCTTCCATCCCACCGGCCAGAGCGCCGCCGAGTTCGAAGAGCGTATCTTCGTACTGCGTGAAGCCTTCCATCTCCTCGAAGACCCCCTCCAGTCCTTCAGGCATCGAATCGAACATCCGAGCCTGAATCGGAGCGAACTGTTGCATAGTCGGCTGGGCCATCTGGAACATCTCTTGCTTCAGCGAACGCACTTGTTGCTTCGCTTCAGCCATGGAGCCAGCCAGCGACTCCCCGTGACCGAGAAGTCCGAGGCCCATAATGGCCCCACCAGCGGCGGCCACCGAGCCCATCGCGGCGGCCACGCCGAGGAGTTGCGTACCAAGTGCAACTGCCATCGGAAGCAAACCGGCAAGCAGTTGCATATATTTCCCCATTGTGGGTTTCAGTTTTCGCAACTTTCCACGAATCCCACTAAATGCGTCAGAGAGTTCGTCAGCAGAATCTAACGTCTTTTTGCCTTTTGTAAAAGGAGTAGTACGGCTTGCTACGCGAAGGTCCGTGTCGGGGATTTTATCCTTGTCTCTGGCAAAACGCATCGCCCCCCCCTTATCGAAGTCGGGAGTGTTTATTTCTTTAGGAGTCGGGAAGTCGTATGAGCCTTGTTTGATTCTTTTTGCTTGTCTCAGTCCAACAGTACCGTGAGATTCAGTCTCTACTGTTATTGCTTTTCCCCCAAACTGCTGTGAACCAAGGCGATTTTCAAGTTCGGCTCTGTCTGCGTCTTGAGTATAAACCCCAGCCTCAGATGCTCTCTGCTGAAGTTTATTCCAGTCCATCTCAGATGGGTCCTCACTATCAGCAAAGTTACCCGGCATTTGGCTGGAACCAAGATTACCGTCACCGATTCCGCTTACGTGAGGATACTCACCGCTTGTTAGGTCTTGGGTAGTGTGTTCGATTTTTGAAGCAATTTTGTTCAATTGCTCCGGGTCGAAGTCACCGAGGACGTTAACTGAGCCTCGGTCAAAGCCTCCGACTTTTTCAATCTTGTTTGCTAACTGCTGTTTGTTTAGACCAGAACCAGAAGAGCCTCCATCAGCAGTAGCCTCAGAAAAGTCTGGTAAGTCGCCACCCTTTACGGTAATACGTTGTGGCCTTTCGCCGGGAGGGTCGCTACCTGTACTATCTCCACTTCCAGTAGAGCCGTCAGGACCATCGAAGTTGACATCAATCCCTCCGTTTTGTAGTTTTTCAAGTCGGGTGATGTCTTCTTCGAGCGAAGACAGGTCAAGGTCGAGATTTTCCAGCATATCGACCATGTTTCCAATTTCGCCGGAAATTTCATCTACATCCAGACCATCGAAGTCGAGGTCTACATCTCCAGCGGCGGCTTCCAGCGTTTCCAGAGCAGTAGCAATGCCGGTAATTTCAGTCGCAACGTCACCGGCCTGTAGTTCGAGGTCAATAGTAACTGCCATTAGTCAGATTCGTGGACTTCGTGGTCGGGGTTTTCTTGTTTGTTGATATAACGCACCGTCTCTTCTTGACCCATACCCGAGTTGTTGGGCGAGCCACCGGGACTGCCGCCAGAGGTGCGAGAGTTGCGAGTCGGGCCGCCACCGCCGCGCTGTTGCTTTTCTCGCATCTCTTCCCGCTTCCGCTCTTGCTCTTCTGCTTCGGCCTTCTCTGCCGCGTCGAGAACCTGATTTTGGAACGGCGTCAACTGTCCCATATGTTCTACACCGGGAAGGTCGCAAACGCCCCGGCTGTGGTTCTCAACGCGGTTCTTGAAACTACTCGCCGCCCCCGTCTCTGCGAAAGGCTTCGGCCTTATCGGCGTCAGACGAGATTTCGAGAACGCGCTCGGCGATAATCAGGGACTTGCCGCCCTGAAGCATGGAGACGATTTCTTTCACCCCTTCTTCGTCTTCGCCTTCCGCGATGCCTTGCGAGGTGTCGATACCCATGACGGCGGCCTCGTGCATGATTTCCACGAAGGCTTCATCGAACTGACCGGGGTCGATGGTATCGTTGGCCTCGTCTTTCCCGTCTTCGAGGGTTTCCTGTGCTTCCTCGGGGTCGAGGTCGAGGCGGTTTTCGAGGAAGGCCGCGATGGGCAAGAACTCCTCGTCAGTAAGGGGACGAACATAGAGTTCGCCCTCCATGTCGTAGTACGTGAAGTCGATAGACGACCGGAACTGGTCGCCCTTCAGAGCCATCTCACGCAGACGGCTGATGTTAACGTCGTTACTCTCCTCGGTTTCTGCTTCGGTGTTGTCGGACATTGGTGAGTTTGAGTCGGTGATTAGAAGCCGCTAAAGAACGTCAGGAAAACCGCGATAAGGTGGCCGGGTTAGTTATCCGGCTGGTCGCTGGCTCGGTCCATCGCCACCCAGTCGAAAGCCGTCTCGGTGGCCTCTTCGGAACGAACCTCGTAACTCTCCGAAGTAGCCAGAACGTGCTTGTAACGCTCGGGGTCGTCGGTGAGTTCGTGGTTGATGTTGATGGTCATCGGCATCGGAACGCCGTGGTCATCGTAGAGGAAGTCGGTGATGGGACCGTCAACTTTGTCGCTGTCGCTTTGCTCCGAGTCGGGGACAGTCTTCGTGAAGCGCGACCCCTTGAACATCATCGTACCGGAGTACGAAATGCTCGTAATGGAGTAGCCGCTCGCCTTCAGCGAAGACTCCCGAATCTCGGAAATCTCGACTTCCTTCGTGGTGTCCAGCCGGGAGATGGGAATCTCGAAGTACGCCGCGCCGTCGTTCGGCTCGCCGTCAGTCTGGAAACTCCCACCCTCGTAGGTGACACCAGATTCAGTACCCCGCGAAACAACGAGAACGATGTTCGCGGCGGATTCGATACGGTCAACAGTACCATTTCGTGCCATGATGAATTAAAGTTAGGTGAGTTGAGTCTTACCCGCCGTTCCCGATGGTGACGGTGTTCTCGATGAACCGGAGAGGTTCCACGAGGTCGATGCTCATCTCCAGCCCTGCGGTGACAGCATCCTCTTTCTGGATGTTGACCGTGTAACTGATGACGACGTTCGACTCCTGAAGTTCAGTCAGCGAGTCGCTGACCATCCCTTCCAGCGTGTTCCGAACAGTCTGACTGTTCAGTTTGCCAATGAAGGGCTTCTGGTTGTCGCGGGTCGTCTCGATGATGTAGTCAGCCGCCAGCCGGTTGAAGCCGTACTGGAGGTTCTGCTCGTCCGTGTTACTGTCAGAGACAGTCGTCGGGTCGTCCACGATACGAACACCACGGGCTTCGTCAGCCAGCGGGACGACATCCTCGTCAATCAGGCTCCCACGCTGGGCGCGGTTGAGCGTGACTGCGAGGCGTTTGTTGGTCGAGAGCCGCTTGTTGATGGGCGTGGTAGCCAGACCGAGACTCGCCTTGAAGCCAACGTAAGGCGCGATGGCCGAACTGTTGTCTTCGAACCGAGTCGGGTAGACGACCTGCGTCCGGCTGTCGTCGTACTGCTGGGTGAAGTTCGTGGTGTCGAGGCGGATGTCAGCCCCACCGACCGCGAGGGCGAGGTTGTATTCATCCTCCATGTTACCAACCGTGAGGTTGGCGTCATCGACCACATCGCCGTTCTCCGAAAGCGGAGCGAGGAAGTCGATGACCTCGGGGACCTTATCGACTACGACATCGACTGCGCCCGAGTAGTCGAACCACTCGTAGTCCACGGTGTCGTTCACGTCATCGCCGTCGCTCGGCGTGCCGGGAAGTTCGACCTTCCCACGGACGGGATTGAAGACACACTCACCAGCGTCGGGCGAGTAGGTCGAAACGTCGTCGTAGACCTTTTCGGGTGTGAGGTCAGCACCGTCGACGGTGACGGTAATCGAGTCTGCATCCTCTCGGATGGGGGCGTTAGCCAGTTCGACCGTGGTCGAAGAGACACCAGAGATGTCTTCGCCCGTGACCTCGTTCTCTGCGGTGGGAACAGCGTAGACCGGATAGGCCCCCTCGTTCAGCGCGTCGATGACAGCCGTGGTCAGCATCGAAGAGTCCTTCGGGCCGAACCATTCGACTGCCTTCGAAGCGCGAGTTACCTGATAGACGTTACTGGGGTCAGCCGGGTTCGTCGCGTTTGCGAGGTCCGCCTGACCAACGATTCCAACGTCACTCGGAGCCTCACCCGAAGTCGGCACAGCCGCCGAAGAGGTAAGGTCCGTAATGATGCCGGGTTCTTGATTGTCGCCGTATTGAGTCATGTTGGGTTATTGAGAATTACGGATTGAACGTGAAGTCACTCTTCACCTGTTCAATCGTATCTTCCTGCGTGTCGTCCGGGGTGCGGACGGCGGTGTGGTCGCCGTGGAACCTCGCTGAAGCCATCAGTTCGGCTTCCTTCGGCTCCGTGAACTGGTTCGTCGGGTTCCCGTCAGCGCCAAGCCTGCATTGCTTGAGGCTATCGTTGAACTGCTGGGGGTTCTCCCGAAGAAGCCGAAGTTCGTGTTTCAGGTCTTCTTTCAACCTGCTTACGTCAACTTCGTCAGATTGCCTGACCAGAAACTCGACGCGGGTACGCCAGTCGAAGTTCAGATAACGTTCGTACTCAAGTGAGCCGTCGTCATCGAAGTCTCCGACCGCTTCGCCCGCAAACGCCGAGTTGTGGAAGTTGAAGTCGTTAGTGTCCCAATCGTCTATAATGACGACCGGAACAGGGCGCTCGTCTTCGAGCGCATTGGTACGTACTGGAACCGATAAGGTCGAGGATAGATGCGACTGAAGACTGATGATTAGTTCCGTTTCGTCCATGGGAGAATTTACTTCAGTCCAGCCGCGCGGAGTTCGCGCCGCATCTGCTTCTCTACTTTTTGCTTCACGAGCCGAGGGCCGACTTGTTCGAGGTACGATTCAGTCGTGTCCATGAAGCCGATGCCCGGATAGCCGTCTTCCTCAAGACCCTCCTTCACGGCGAAGGTCGTGATGACGATACCGGCACTGTACTCTGCCGCGAGACTCTGTAAGTTCGGATTCCACGAACCAACGTCTGCGGCGTCAGCAGAAGCCTGCGCTTCCGCGTTCGGCGTCAGTTTGTCGTCCACCCACGGGATGATGTCCTGAACCGAAGGACTCGTACCGGGCTTCAGACCATGCTCGTTAATCTCGGCGTGGGGCGCATCGTTCTCGATGCTACCTTGCCAGTGATAGGAACGGCTGAACTGGTTCTCGTTCGTACTGAATCCCTGTTTGAGCGTCTTGCGCCAAACACGGTCAGCGGAGAGAACGGCGTCTTTCGCCTTGTCTTCCCCCTCATCGAGCATCCAGTTTCCTGCATCCTCCATTCCTTCTCGCAGTCCACGTCGTAGAGCGGGACCTACTCGGTCTGCTTTCCGAACGTCGATGTCGAGGTCGATGTCACCGCTCATTATTCGCCATCCTCGTCGTGGATGACAAGTTCGCCGAAGAACTCGACGTGCGTGTCATACGGTGTGTGAGACTTTACCTCGTACTCGCTTCCGTCGTACTTGATGTGGTCTTCCTCGGCGGGTGGTTCGGGTTGGTCCGGGCCAATCGGGACCATGAAGACCGGACGGTCTTGCCCCCGGTCGCCTACGTTCGACTCGACCTGTGTATTCCGATTTGGGTAGGTCTTGAACGCCAGAACGGTGCGGTCGGGGGTGTAGTCGTCAGTCATGTTCCCGAACTCGTTTTGTCCCGTCTCGCCGCGAATCAGGACTTCAGCCTCTTGACCGAGGCGGTGGATTTGAGCGGCGACCCGTTTCGACCCATAGGTCATAGGTCGCTGGAGTCAACTTCAGTTCCACCAGAGCCACCAGACCCGCCACCGTTGCCGGTGGAAAAACTGTCGGGCTGGTAATCTCGGTTCGTTCGAGAAGGAGAAGAAGCGCGGATAATGTTGGACGACTTGATAGACTCAAGCGCCCCAGCCGCCTGACGATACCACATCGTCACTTCGTTGTCTTCCTTCGCAAGGAGGGCGCTCTGGTCTACGGCTCCAGCCTGAAGGTCTTGAGAATCGAGTTCTCCCGTCTGGACCTTCGAGAAGAGACACGTCCACCAGTACAGCGCGTCCTGCGCGGCGGCCTTATCGGGTTCGAACCAGACGAACTCCGGTTCGAGGGACTTGTTGACGCGAATATGGCGCTTCGCGTTCCGATACGCAGTATCGAGGCCGTCGTCGGAGAGAACCATGACCGACGTGTAGCCGGTCATCTCTCTCACTTCGTTCTTGAGTTCAGTTTCGTCAGCAAACATGAATTATTCAGACGGCCCCGTTAGGGCCTTTACTTGACGTTCGTCGCCGAGACTTCAACGGCGGCGAGCGGGTCGGCCATGCGGCAACCGTAGTCGGCTTCGGCGTTCGCACCGAGCAGGTCGCCCGGCGAGCGGACGAGCGCACCGTTCGGTCGATTGACCTGAACGGGGCGCTCTTCGAGGAACTTGACCGGGGACTCGTTCTCCGCCTGCGTGACGTAGAACTTTTCGCCAGCCATCCACGGCGACTCGACCAGCCGAACTCCGTCGATAACGATGTCGAGGTCCTGCGTGTCAGCCGAGCGCATATTCGTCGCCATCGGGATGTGGTACTGGGCGTCCCACGAAATCTCGTCCTTCAGACTGCGCTTGAAGGCGTTGGAGACGAGGCCCACGAACGGACCTTCCATCCCGTGATGGGTGAGGTGGCGCTTGGCCTCCTCGATGTGTTCGTGTGCTTCGTAGGCGGTGTCGTCGTTGCCATCGTTGTCGAACAGGTCGTCCGTCTGCTCGAAAACGTGGTTGTGCGAGTTGTCGAACTCGTACTCGCCGTAGTCCTTGATGTCGTACCAAGCACCCGAGCCGTCGATGATGCCGTTCTGGAGGGTGGAGTAGATGAGTTGCTCCTCGGTGTTCTTCGCACCGGAGAGCAGGCGGCGAAGTTTCCGCAGAATCTCCTCGCTGGAGGTCCGGCGGATGTACTTCTGCGTCATCCCGAGCGACTTGCTGTAAGTCGAACCCCGGATGGTCATCCACTTGCCGTCATCCTCCTCGTCGCGCATCGCACGGGGGGACTCGGCCTCGGAAATCTCATCCCAGTAGATGTCGTCCTGCTCGGCTTCTTGGTAGAAGGTCTGTTCAGTAACCGTCTCCGCGAACATCTCGCGGAACGGCTTCTCAGCGTCGTTGTAGCGGTCGAAAAGCCGACGAGCCATTTCGAGCAGGTCGTCGATGGGCTTTCCGTCAGCAGTATGAAGTTCGTGTCGGCGTGCCATTGTTGATTAAGAGTTAAGTTAGTCGGGTAGAGTCTTTTACGCCAGAACCTCGTAGCCAGCCTCGACTTCGAGGAAGAGGCGGTCCTTCGAGACGTTCTGAGGGTTCACGCCATCGTCCATGGTCGTGCAGGCGACTCCGAGAACCTGAACTGCTTCACCGGAGGTGGACGGCTTCGTCTGCGTGAAGCCACCACCAACGTCGAGATACACCGGCTCACTCGGCGTGAAGTCGGTGTCGTCGTCGTCGTTGACCATCTCGATACCGGAGCGAACGACAGTTGCGCGGTCGCCCGCGAGAGTGCGTTCCTCCCGGTAAATCTGCTCTTCCACGTCGTCCCACGGGTGCTGGGTGACGTTGGAGAGGTCGGCGGGCATGACCTCGCGGGGGAAGAGAACGCCGATGGCCTGAATCGGGCCAGTTCCGGCGTCGTTTGCGTCAGCGGCGGCGTCGGCCCGGACCAGTTGCGGGGGGTCAACAGAGTTGTCGATGCCGACCGGGACGCCCTGATTCTCGCCCGTGACCTGCACGTTGTCGATGCCGGTACGGTTGAGAGGCTGTTCCTCGCCAGTTGCGATGTTGAAATCCGTCATTAGTATGTAGTAGAAACTTCAGTCGAGGTTGAGGCCCTGAATCGAACCCAGTTCCTCCTCAACGAAGTCTTCTGTCTCGTCGTCGGGGTCGGCGGGAGACTTCTGACCGAAGTCATCGAAGCCTTCATCCTCGCCACCCTCGTCGGTGGCCTGCTCCGCAACGAAGTCGCGCCAGTCCTGAAGTTCGCTGAAGTCAGCATCCTCCAGCGAATCCTCGGACAGCGGAACCTCACCGAAGGCTTCTGCCTCGGTGATGTCTTCGATAAGGCTCTGACGAGCATCCTCGAAGTCTTCAATGGTGGAGTCGTCCACCTCGTCAAGTGCCTCAGCCGCCTTCTCGAACTCGGCGACGTTGGAGTCCTGTGCAGTCTCGAACTCTCGGACAGTCTCTCGAAGTTCGTCTTCGGAGAAGTCAGAGAGGTCCCCTTCGTAGGAGACTTGGTTGAAATTGAGTTCCATGTTAGAATTGGATTGTGTCGGTGTCTACCGCGAAGTCTTCCGTCGCCGAGTTCTCGCCGGACTTACCGCCATCGTCCGCCGGGTCATCGAACTGGGCTTCCGCATCCTCGACGGCTTCAGAGAAAGCGGCGTTAACGCCACCTTCGTCATAGCCGCCGGGGAAGTTCACCGTCGAGAACTCTCGGAACTTGCCATCGCGCATCTCAGGCTCGCCCTCGTCGTTCATGACGGCTTCATAGTTGTTCCCGAACCCAAGGGACCCGTCGCGGATAGCAGGCGGGTCGTGGGTGTATCGGGCTACTGCCTCCTGATGGTTTTGCGACCCCTCGATGTTCGGGGTTCGCGTCATCAAGAAGAATTTGTCCAGCCGGTCGGAGAACCACTTCTCTCGAACGTCTCCGATTCGCGCCCACGAGTTCTTGTCTTCGTGGTCTTTCAGGTGCGGGGGCGGAGACGCATACTCCTTCCCGGCCACCTTATCGAGGAAGTCTTCGGTGATTCGAACGCCGTTTCGGTCTTCGGGCGGCCCCGGCTCCATCGCCGCGAAGATAACGTCAACGCTCTCCACGTTGCCGTCATCATCGTAGTTCTCACGAACGCCGTGTTCGTTGAAGCCCGTACCCACCTTCTCTTCGAACTCCGAGTGGCTAAAGTCGATGTCGCCATCGGGGGTAGAGGCGCTGAAGGTCAGCGTCTCTTCGATGTTGAGTTTTGTTTCTGTCATTAGAAAGGATTGATGCGGGTGAGTTTGTCAGAAACCCAAAGAACAACCGAACCAAGGCCGACCGTTACGGCGTTGATGATTGTGGTGTTTCGATTGACTTTCGACTGAAGGTCGTTGATGTCTTTCTGGTTACGCTGAACGTCATCGTTGATGTCTTCAAGCGACCCTTGGATTTGCCGAGTGCGCTCCGCGATTGCCCCTAACTGTGCGTTAGAACCTTGGATTTCCTCGTGGATGTCGTCAAGTTGAGAAGTTTCTTCTTCGTCCATTGTTTATTAGCCTTCGTCTTCCGTGACAGACTTCTTGTTCCGACCGTTGCTTGAGTCGGCTCCGGGGTCCTGTCTGGAAGTAACTTCGCCGCCGGAAGATTCAGCCCCGCCTTCGGTGTCGGTCGGACTACCGCCGTCGGGGTTCTGGATGTTGTCGCCCAGTTGCGAAAGTGCGCGAAGGTTGTCCAGATGTTCGCCTTCGTTCCAGAACGCAGGAACTTCATCGGGGTCGATTCCAGCGCGCTCTGCGAACGCTTCCGGCGTCAGCAGGCCGTTGTTGAAGAGATTGAGAAGTTTGTCCAGTTCGAGGCGTTTCTCGGCTGAACTGTGTTCGCCGAACTGGAACTCGGGGACGTTAACGCCGGGGTCTGTGTCCAGCCCGGCACTCTCCGTCAGGAGAGACATGATGATTTGCGACTCCACCGCAGACTTTACGCGGTTCTGGAGTCGGTCAACACGACGTTTGAACGACGGCATCGTCGCGGTCGTCTCGCCCTGCCCGCCGATGTCCATGTTCATCAGGACTCGGGGGACACCAAGGCCGGTGACAACCCGATTCTCGAAGTGTTCGAAAGTCTCTTCGAGGCGCATCGCCCCGGCGGTCGAGGAGGTCGAGGTTGTCCCTACGATGTCTGTCTCCACGTCGTGTGGAGCCGCGAGCATCGTGTCGGGTTCAATCGACTGAACGTTGTCCATCCACGCCTGAACTTGGTCTTCAGTCCAGTTGTGGTCTTCATCGCCGAGTTTCCAGAGAATCGGCGGATACGCTTTCGTAGCGATGAACCGAGCGTAGTCGATTTCCATGTCACGGAGCATATCGGCTTGCTCCGCGATTGGTTCAATCAGCGAACGACCGAAGTCGTCGGTCGGGTGTTTCGTGAACGTCAGTTCAGCGACTTCGTGAGGTGCGTACTTGATTCCGTTAGAACCAGTACCACCAGAACCACCAGAAGAAGAGCCTTCAGGTGTCCGAAGTCGGTAGAACTTCAGGTTGCCGAACTTGTCTTCCTTCCGCTCCATCATCTTCGTCGGGAGCAGTTTCGGCTTGAACTGACCTTCCTCAACGACCAGTTCCATGAAAGCGTGTCCGTCGATGGCCGCGTAGCGAACCCAGTCCACGAACACCGTCCAGAAGTTAGACGTTTCGAGGAGCCGACTCAGCCGTTGGACTGTCGTCTCCTGACCCTCGGAGGATGCGTTCCCCTCAGAAATATCTGAGTCCGGCTGGGCGGCATCTGCGGCGTCTCCTGCCGCCTCTCCATCCTCGGAGATGCCGGACTCCATCGGAGTCTCGTAGGTCCGGGGTGCGAGATTGAAACCATCACCGACAATCCAGTCGATGAGGGTCATCAGCCCTTCCTTGACGTGAGGGTCGGTGTAGGCTATGTCACGATGCTCGTCAATCGTGGCTTCGGGCGCAGATGCCGCCCGTTCGCCGCCGACTGAACTTCCGCCACCCGCGTCACTCCGAATAACCCCCTTTTGGGAATCGGTATAGAAATCCGCATTTTCCCCATCGGGCGGGTCGGGCGCTACGAAGTTCTGTTCGGGTTCAGCCATTATCGAGAGTGTCGTGAGTTATAGCGCCTGTTACGGCCCGTGTCTGGTTGTGTGCCTATCGCTACGTGGTCGTCGCCGCCAGTCTCGCCACGAGATTCGCTGTTCGTGCCGAGCATCGCGTCGAAACCGTCTCCGCGAGAGCCTTCCGTCGTGTCAGGCTCTTCGTCTTGGTAGCCAGAGACGTTATCGCGTTGAATCGGGGTCGTATTCCGGTCAGCGTCGAAGTTAGGAGGATACGCACCGAGGACGAGCGCCATCGCAAGGTCGTCTTTCCCGTTCGGGGCGTTGTCCTTGCCGGAGAATTTCGGCTTCGAAGTCCGGTGGTTTTTCTCCTTGACGATGGCCTTCAGTTGCGCCGCGATAAGGCCGTCGTCGCCCGGCACGAGGGTAACAAGGTCGTTGTGAAGGGCGTAGTTGAAGTCGCCCATCATCTCCGCGATTTTTTCCTTGTTGTCGAAGTCGAAGCCTTCGGCGCGGCGACCGAGAACCTTGTTGACTTCGTTGTTGAAGCCTTCCCCGACGCCGGTCTTGTCGAGGTAGACTTTATCGACTCCCATGTTGTCGGCGAGGAAGTCGATGTAGGCCGCCATGTCGGACGGGTTTTCCGGCTTCCCACCCACACCGGCCTTATCGAGGTCTTCTTCGTCCAGAACTGTGTGGAAGCGAAGCAGGCGTTCCTGCCCGTAGTGTTCGAAGACGGAAATCGCGGTGTCGTCTTTCCCACCTGCGGCGATGTCTACGCCCATGACCATCTTGCCGCCGAGTCTCGCGTGCGTGGCGGGGTGATGAACGTGTCCGTCAGCAAGACCGCGCTGAACAGCCCGGTCGATGCCCTCTTCGGTGAAGAACCGATAGCGGTCGGAGACGGTCTTACACAGGTACTCCTGTTTGAACCCCTCCGGGTCGCGCTGGCGGGCTTTTTCGGCCTCTTCCATGTTCTGATATGGATTGGCCGGTTCGACGCCCTGCTCGATGAGGGAGCGGTCAACGTTAATCGACTCAGCGTCCTTGAAGGACGGCTGTTCGATGGCGATGATACCGTTCTCACCCTCCGGCGACCCGTTCTCCATGTCCTGCATGAAGAGGTCGTTCGAAGTGTTCGGCGTCGAAATCTGAATCGTGCTTGCGTCACCGAGGGCCGTGAACGGCCCGAAAGCGTTCATCGACTCTTGTTCATCTTCGAGGAACGCCATCTCGTCAATGAAGAGGATGTCAGCCGAGTCAGCACCACGCGAGGTGTCCGGGTTGCCCGCGAACGCCATCATCGTCGCGCCGTTCGGCAATTCGATTTCGTCGGTGTTGTCAGTCGGACATCCCTCTCGGGTCAGATTGAGTTTCGACCACTTCAGCAGGTCGTAGATGTCATCAATCCGGTCCTTCGCCTGAGACTTGGACGGCCCTGTAATCGCAACGAAACTGTGCGGATTCAACAGGCAGTAAGCCAAAATCGTCAGGCAGGCCACGAAACTGTATCCAGTACGTCGGCCTTTGAGTACAGAAAGCGTCGAAGCGTCCCCGTACCA